CACAAGTAATACATTTGACCTGACAATATACCCAATGGGTAACATAGATGTAAACTATGAGCAGGTACAAATAAATAACCACGCAGTAACAGTAGCAGTAGTAGGAGATTTAAGTTTAGGTGAGTATGAACAATGGTTCTATAACCACCCTACTAATGGAGCAATTTTTTGGAACAGTCAAGAAGATGACCCAGTAGAAATAGCAAACGGAGAGAGTATATGCAGTGTAATACCAGACAGTCATATCAGTTGTTTATACTACCCACAAGTTTATGCTGATAATGTGTATAATCAACAATGTGCATTGGACCCTTTGTATGATTACGGATGTGATGGCTGGGACGATGCTTACATAGAAGAATATGTTGAGGAAGATATACCAGAAGTTTGGGAAGATGATGAGGAAAGTATTGAATCAATATTCGTCTTGGAAGAGCCAGAGGTTTTTCAAGTAATAGAAATAGAACCGTTGGATGACTACACTTTAATTGCTACTACAATAGAAGAAGCTATACCAGAAATGGAAGACTTGTTTGAAGAGATAGCACAAGAAGAATTAATAGAGGAAATAGAAGCAGAGTTAGAAGAATTCTTAGAGCCAGAGTTAGAAGAAGAACCTTTAGAAGAACCAATAGAAGAGGAACTTGATGAGCCAGAGCCAGAAGAAGACACCGTACAAGAAGAACAAACAGAAGAAGAGCCAGAACAAGAAGCGGTAGTAGAAGTTGTAGAGCAACCAGTATTAAAGAAAGCAGCTAAGAAAGCTAGTAAGAAAGAAAAGATGCGTGAGATTATAGGTAACAAGCTAAAGAATCTTGCAGTAGAAATGGGTGAGGCTGCATCACTAGAAGAACAACAAAAACTACAAAGTCTTATACTTGCACTTTTAAACTTTAATGCTGGCTTTAATAGTTATAACACACAACTACTTATTGATGGTGTATTTTATAAAGACAAAGGTATATATTTAGACAAGGACATACCAGACAATCAAAGAGGATTAAGAAACGGATTGGCTAACGAAATACTACATAATAAACTGATGGATTTACAATGGCAGAAATAGAGTACGCAGGAGTCAAGGTAGGGGGTAGTAAGGCTCTACTAATAATACCTCTCTTAGGGACAATCCTTGGAGCTCTGTGGGGTGGTTTTGAAATATATCAGAGATACTTAGATATGGAAGCTAAGATTGCTGCATTTGAATCACCTGATTTATCTACCATAGAAAAAAACATAGCAGTTATAGAAGAGACTTTAGTAAGTGTGAGTGATTCAGTTGAGCAAGCTAGAGACTACACTAGGTCTATAAAGAATGATTTAAAGGATGACTTAACTAGACAAGAAGCCTTGATGGAAAGATTAGAAGATAAAGTTAATAGTTCACAAGATGAAATAGATGAGACTATTGACATAGCTGGCGAGAGATTTGATGCCAGAAGAGATGCTCTTTATTCTGACACAGATAGGAAGATTAAAGAGTTAGAAGAAAGGCTTGGTAATAAATTACAACGAGCATTAGACAATCCACTAGCAAACTAAGGAGATATTATGGGATATGGTAAAACACCTTATAAAAAACCTAAAGGCAAGAAGAAGAAAAAATAATGGCACTTACTAAAAGACAATTAGCTACTCTAGATAAGCATAAAAAACATCACAGCAAGAAACATATGGAAGAGATGAAAAGGCTTATGAGAAAAGGATTAAGTTTTACTGAGTCACACAGAGTAGCTATGAAAAATGTGGGTAAATAATTATGGACGACAAACTTAATCGTATGCAATTACAGCTAGACAAACATACTTCTCAAATAGGTAAACTGTTTAGCAAGATTGACGATACTAACTTATGTATACAAAAGATTAACACTTCTTTACTTCAGATTAAATGGGGTGTCTTTGGTGCGTTTGCTTGGTATATCATAGGACAAGTAGGAATTCTAGAGGCAATGAGGTTAGCAATATGATAGCATTCTTGACTAATGTAGCACCAATAGCACTAGGTTTTGTAGCTAAGTTGTTTGCACTTAAGAGCCAAGCAGCAGCAGAAAACCAAAAACTAATGATACAGAACTTGCAGGCACGCAATGATTCTATAAACCAAGCTAGGGATAAAGCAGACAAAGAGAGTCCAATGGCTGCACTTAACAGACGAGTCATTATATTTGTCATACTAGCATTAATTATATTTACTCAGGTAGCACCTGTGTTCTTTAATGTGCCAACAGTAATACCTAATACTATAGAAGGGTTTAGTTTCTTTGGAATACAGTTTACACCAGACATAGTAGAGTACATAGAAATACAGGCAGGCTCAGTTTTAAAGATGGATGAAATCTTTGGATGGGCAACAATGATTATAGAGTTTTACTTTGGAGCTCAACTAGCAAAAGGAAAATAGATGACATACAGAGAACTAATAAATCAAGTATTAATAAGACTAAGAGAAGACACAGTAGCTTCTGATTGGTCTGGAGCTATTAATGATAGTTCTACAGTAAACGATTATCAGAAAGTTATAGGCTCTTTAATTAACGATGCTAAGAGAAGTATAGAGTCTTACCACGATTGGTTAGTTCTAAGAGAGACAGTTAATGTTTCTACTGTAGCAGCTACAAAAAATTATAACTTATCTTCTGGTCAAGAGTTTAAAGTGTTAGATGTAACTAACAATTCTACTGGTAATAGTTTGTCACCGGTGACACAACATTACATAAACAGTATTAAGTATCCTACTGACCCTACAGGAGAACCTAGTTACTATGCTTTTAACGGGGCAGATAGTTCTAATAATCTTAAAGTAGATTTATCTCCTATACCTACAGAAGCTCAGACAATATCTTTTGATATAGTTAAGTATCAAGACGAATTAACCTCGTCTACTACAAGTATTAAGATACCGTCTAAGCCTGTAATCTTAGGTGCTTATGCTCGTGCTGTAGCAGAACGTGGTGAAGATGGTGGAACACAATCATCTATAGCTGCACAAGAAGCAGCAAGCTCTTTAGCACAAGCAGTGATGTTAGACAGTGGAAACACTCAATATGAAAACGAATGGTTTGTAACTACTAATTACCAATAATGGCTAAGCAATTACAGTACCAGTCCTTAACTAACATAGGTCTTAACGGATTAAACACACAAGCTAATCCTGCGTCATTAGACCCATCTTATTTAACTAAGGCAGAAAATGTTGTGATTAGAGAATCAGGTCGTATATCTCTACGCAAAGGATTTAAACAAAAAATAGCACCTAATGTTGCAGCTCCTAATGGAGTTGCTATTAAAAGTATTATAGAACATCAAGACGGTCAAGTTAAAAAAATATTTGCTAGTCACGGTACAAGTATATACACTGTAGATTTTACAACACCTGATGCTGCGTTTCCTACAGGAAGTGCGGACACAAAACACACAGTTACGGGTACAGATGGTAATTGGCAGTTTATAAACTTTAATGGTAGACTTACTTGTTTACACGAAGACACAGTACCGCAGAGATACGACGGTTCACAAGGTTCAGGTTCTAAATGGGCAGCTTTTGATAATGCTACTAGACCTGCTACTGTATCGTCAGGTGAATTTAAACCTAGTTGTGGTGTAGGATTCTATGGTCGTATGTGGGTTGGTGGTGTAGCAGAAGAAAAAGATGTATTGCATTATTCTGCTCTGTTAGACTCTGATGACTATACTACTAGTAGTGGTGGTGGTTCTTTTGATTTAAAGAAAGTTTGGGGTAGAGATGACATAATAGCTATTGCTCCGTTTTACGGACAACTTGCTGTATTTGGTAAGAACAACATAGCTATCTATGAAAGTCCTGATGTTGTAGGTAGTATGAAACTTAATGAAGTTATACGAGGAGTAGGCTGTGTAGCTAGAGATTCAGTACAACACATTGGAGATGATTTAGTATTCTTATCTTCTACTGGTCTTAGGTCACTAGCTCGTACATCTGAAAAAGATAAAGTACCGCTAACTGATTTATCAGTAAATGTTAAAGACACATTAATTAGAAACATAGGTCAAAGTACAGAAGTTAAGTCAGCTTATATAGAGAACGAAGGAATATATGTAATGACTTTTACTGCTAGTAACATTACTTATGTCTTTGACTTTAAACATTTAACTCCTAATCAAGCTCCTAGAATAACTACTTGGACATTTGATTTAGATAGAGAACCTGCAAGCATAGCCTACACAGATACTTATGGTATGCTAGTAGGACAGAAAGACGGAAGTATTGCTACTTATGAAGGATATTATGATTCAGACTTAGCAGCTAATGGCACTACATATAGTTATGCTTCTTATACAGGTAGCTTTGAAACTACTTGGGTAAATCTAGGAGAGTCTGTAGGTGCGTCTTTGTTAAAAAGATTATTTATGGTTATAGAAGGTGGCTCTGGTGCTAACTTAGGATTAAAATGGTATAAAGACTATAGTTCTTCTCCGTCTAAAACTACATCTATAACCCTAAATCCTACAACTACAGGTACAACATCTTTATGGGGGGCGTCAAGTTCTTTATACGGAGCTCTAAATGCAAGCGGTGCTCACGCAGGTAGTGGACACAATGCTACATTACACTCAGTTGCATCTACATATAAACCTGTATATGGATTACAAGAATATAAGACACCTCTTACAGGTTCAGCAAAAAATTTAAAAATATCTATAAGCATTCAAAGTAATGGTTATGATGCGTCTTTACAAGACTTAACACTTTTACATAAACAAGGGAAAATAAGATAATGGCAGACTATTCAAAAGTTGTGGCTTGGTCAGGCAAAGATAATTTAGCTGACTCAGATGCAGCAAAAGTAATATCCGGAGCTGATTTTCACACTGAATTTTCAGCAATAGAAACAGCAGTAAATACTAAAGCAGACATTAATGGGGATGCCTCAGAAGCATTTAGTGCAACTACTGCTTCAGCAAATACAAACACAACACAAGTAGCAACAACAGCTTATGTTCAAACTGAGATAGGAAATTTAGGTACGAACGGAGATGGTGCTAGAACAGTTAGCACTTCTGCTGCAAGTGGTGGGTCTAACGGAGATATTTGGTATCAAGTAGCAAGCTAATATGACTTTAAAGATAAACGATTCTGGAACTTGGAAAGAACCTACAAAGGTTTCTGTCAAAGATGGCGGTGCTTGGAAAGAAGTATTAACTGCTAGTGTCAAAGATGGTGGTTCTTGGAAGCCTTTTTATCAAAGGAAATATACTTATACAGTTTCAAGTAATGTTAATAAATTAGACCTAGATACTGTACTTACTTCTGACCAAAAATTAGGTGATGTAGATGTAGTCATTAACTCTGGTGTTTATGTTTATTCAGACTCAACTAGCACCCCTGCTTTACTTACTGGAAATGGTGTAGCAGGTGTTCTCACTATTATTAACAATGGCTATATTTATGGTGCTGGAGGGTCAGGAGGAACTGGAGGTGGTTCTGCTGCAAATGGCTCGTCAGGTGGTAGTGGTGGCACAGCTTTAAAGCTAGAAAAAGATATTACTTTAGACAACAATGGCTCAATCCTCGGTGGAGGCGGAGGCGGTGGAGGAGGCGGTGGTTCAACTGATGACCAAAGTTTCTCTGACCGTGACCACGCTGGAGGTGGTGGAGGTGGTGGAGGTCAATCTTTTGGCTCTGCTGGTTCAAGAAACTCTACTTGTAGTGGCTCTGGATGTATCTCACAATCTGCTAATGGCGGAGCAGGAACTTTAACTGCTGCTGGAGGTGGTGGAGCAGGTGCAGTTGCAGGTGGTAGCCGAGGAACAACAACTGCTGGAGCAGGTGGCTCTGGTGGTTCGGTAGGCAATAATGGTTCTTCTGGTCAAAATGGACAATCAGGAGATGGTACTGGCTCTGGTGGGTCAGGCGGTAGTGCAGGAACACCAATAGATGATAACGGATTTACAAGGACAGGAGATTAATAATGGGAATGGTCGGACAATACGGTAGAGGTGGAAATATAGGCACTTTTCTTAACAAAGCCCCTAAAACACAATACAAACCTACAATAACACCTAGAGGTGGTAATAAGTTTTTATCAAATTTAGGAAATATGGTTGGTGCTAACAGAGATCCTGGAAAATATGGTCAAGCTGATTTAGGATACCAAGAAGGTATTAGAGAAGATATATTTAAAAAAACAACACCAGATGTTAATTTTGTTGGTGGAACTACTAGATACAGGCAAAACCCAGATGGCACATATTCTTATACCTCTGAGGCTGATGCTGCTAATACACAAATCAGAGAAGATGCTATAAGAAGGCAAGGTATGTTTGGGCAACAAGCAGAAGATTTAGCAGCTGGTGGTTGGAGAGATGCACAAAAATCAAGATACGGTGATTTAATGAGCATATATGAAGAAGAGTTAACAGTAGCTGACCAACTAAGAAGAGCAAGAGAGTTAAACACAGGTGCTTCATCTACACAACAAATGCTTAATCAAATGAATACTGATGCTTCTACTAATAGACTTAAATTAGCTGCCATGAATCAAGCTTTTGATCAATCACAATCACTTATTGATAGTAATTTAGCTAGGTCAACTGGCCAATATAATATGCTTACAGGTGTAGAAGATAAAACTAATCGTTATCTTAACATTCCTGCAATAAATGCAACAGGTAATTTAGGTAATGTTTCAGATGCAAGTACAAGATTAAATGATCAATTAGCTTATGCTGATCAACAACAAGCACAAGGTAAAAGTGATTTTTGGGGAAATATATTTGGTGCAGTAGGAAACACATTTGCACCAGGAATCGGTGGAGTAGCTGGTAAATTTTTAGGAAATCTAATAGGATAAAGGAATAACTATGGCATACAGTAACGATATGTTTGGTCTGCAACAATTAATGGCAGATGAACAAGCGGCACAACAACAGTCGAATATAAACAATGCTGTCAATTTAGCTAGTACAAAAGGTGCTGGAATGATGTATCGTGCTGGTGGTATTGGTGATCAAAGAAGTGAGGCCTATGCTTCTCTAGGTAGAATGTTAACAGGTGAAACAGAGCCAGTTGACCCTAGAATGGCTAGAATGCAAAAACTCGAAGAAATTAGAAAACAAGTTCCTGCTCCAGAAACTGCTGAAGATTTTAAAAGACTTGCTAGATTATTAGATGGTGCTGGTTTATATGATGAAGCTAGAAAAGCTATGGAAATGTCTACTAATATTACTGCTGCTGTACCTAAACCTACATTAGGTACTGTAAAAATACCTACTATGAAGAATGGTGTTCGTTACACGCAAACATGGAGTACTGTTAATGGAGTTCCAACAGATATGTTAGGTGAACAACTTACTGATGCACCAACTACAGACACAAAAAGTTATAAAGAAATTAAAAAAACAAATGCTTTAGGACAAAATGTAATTGAAACTTATGAAACTGTAAACGGAGTTATTGTTCCTGGATCTGAACCTATTAGCACACAAATAACAAGTAAGCCAGATACTTCTATAGATTTAGAAACTGAAGCATATGAAGCTAATTTAGCACCATATGTGGATAGTGCTTTAGCAAAAATTCAAAATGCAACTTCTACTACAGGCATAATGTCAGAAGAAGATATGACTGCACAAGCGAGAGCAGATGGTATTCGTGCATACACTAAAGTTCAAGATCTTGCTGGACAACAAAATAATAGTACTGCATTTTTGGATAATGTTGCAGGTTTAATGGCTATGGAAGATGCCGATGGCAATAAACTTTACACACAATCACAAGCCATTGCTCAAGCAATAAGTCTTGATCATAAAACTGTATCTGAAGAAGATCAAATTGCTCAAAATGCAGCTATTTTAGAAGATGAACAGAAAATGGCAACGCTAGAAACTCAAGCGGCTACCAACAGGAGATTAAATGCTCAAATGTTATCTATACTCAATAGAATAGAAACTGGAAAATGGGAAAATGTTGGATTTACCGCGGCACAATGGCTGGGTGATTTTGATGGCACTTTGGCAGACAAAGAAATGTTCTTTTCTTTATCAACTGCAAAAGTTATGGAATACACTAGCATGACTAAAGGTGCTATTTCAGATGCTGAAATGTCTTTATTTATACAAGCCGCCACAGGATTAGGCAAAACAACAGAAGGCAATAGAATGTTGTTAGAGTTTGCACAACAAGGTGCTTTGGCAGTAGAAAGAATGGCTAAACATATGAGGGCCTGGAAAGCTGAACAAAAAGCAAAAAACATTACAATCAGTTATTCTGATTATAAGGCTGAAGAAGAAAGATATAGAAATTCAGAAGAAAATGCTGCTTTCTTTAAACCAATTGTTAATAGTGAAGAATGGAAAAATGCAACTATGATAGGCAACACTATGGAAACTGTTGGTGGTATAGAGGCTTTATCTAAAGACGAAAATACAGCTATGGGTCGATTTTGTGCTAATCCTGCCAATAAAGACCAAAGTCTTTATAAACAATTCTGTCAATAGGAGATATAAATGGCTAAATTAGAAGGAGCCGCAGCTAGTAACAGATACTTTGAAAATGAAAAAGTAAGAGAAGCTATTAGAAATGACATTTATCAAGAAGCTCTTAATGCAGATGCAGAAGGTAGAGAAATAAATACTGCTCTTACAGAAGAGTTATCTTCAGTATACGAGTCTATACCGTACACATATGCAGAACAAGGATACAATCAAAAATATGTGCAATTACTAAAAGAAAAATATAAATTTGAAACTGGCAAAGAATTTAAAGGTGCAGGTAAAGACATAAAACATCTTATAGATGAGGATTTTGCAGATTGGAATTTTGTTATGAATAATCTTTCTTTAGGTATGGGTAGTGAATTGCTACAAAATTTAGCTTTTGCAACTGATGCTGAAAGAGCTAATGCTTTAGAGCGTTGGAATATCTTTAACGCTACTCCTAACTTTGACTCTCCAGATGTAGATGATTCTAGACCATTTATAGATATCAAATTTAAAGGCACAGTAGATCCAGATGATGAAGCAGCAGTACAAAGAGCAAAAGATATTGGTTGGAATGGATTTGAACTGACTGGACAGCTTGGTGATTTCATAAAGGGTGCAGGAACTGATCCACTAGCATGGCTTATGTTTGGAACTGGTGCTGGGTTTATGGGTCAAAAACTTATACAGAAAGGGGTAAGTGAGTGGTTGGCTCCAAAAGTGGCTGTAGCTACAGCAGGTGGAGCTTATTCTGGTGTTGCGGATGTAGGTAGACAAGCAATAGGTATTACAGCAGGTAGTGGTGAACAATATGACCCTGGACAGACACTTAAATCTATGGGTTTAGGTTTTGCAGTAACTCCTGCATTAAGTGCTGTAGGTTCTGTAGTTGGCCCAGTAGGTAGAGCAGTAACACATCCTATACAAAGCCTTAATAAAGGAATAGCTTTATTTGCAGGTAGTAAATCTGAAATGGCAGCGGCACAAGGAGCAATCAAAAATGTGCAAGATAAGATGACTGCTTCTGGCAAAGGAACTTACGATAGTGCTTTAGAAGTACAGGGTTTTTTAGCACAAGGCTACAACCAAGTAGACAATTATTTTACTGCCATGTTTGATAAATTAAGAACAGCACCTATTAAATTATCATCTATAGATGGACTTGCAGAAAAATGGAATATGCGATTTGGAAGAAATTTTGAACTGAGTGAAAGTTGGAATGATCTGTATGCAAATTATCTAAGAGGTGAAGCTGCTAAAGGTAATCCACAATTAAATGTTAAACAAGTTCCTTTAATTGATCTGGCTCGTAAATTAAGATCAGAATTTTATAATGCTTCATTGTTAGATAAAAAGAATTTTGGTGGTAATAACACTCAGCTAATGAATCAATATAAAAATACTATTAACAATGTTATTAACAAAGCAGTAAAAAAAGCTGATCCTAAAAAAGGTAGGCTTTTAGATCAATCATATAAATTGTTTAAATCACAAACTGAAAAAAATCCTTATGGTAAGGATATGTTAGCTATGGCTTATGCTGAAACTACAGAGCCTATGACAAAATTTTTAAACAAAATGCTAGACCCTCAATTTTCATGGACAAATTTTAATGCGGCAATTAAACATTTTGAAAAATTAGATCACATTGTAGGTAATAAAGGCAATCAATTATCTACGGGATTAAGGTCTAAAATTGAAAAAGCAATGGCAAACCATATACTAGAAGCCCCAGATGGAGCAAAGATATTTACTAACCTTACAAGAACTGCTGATGGTAGGACAACTTTAAGAAAAATGTTTCCTAGTATGAAAAAAGAAATTGATGATGTAATTTATATGCAAGAAAACCTTAAAGGATGGGGTGGTGCTGAGTCTGTTATTGGTAACATGGCAACGGCTAACATGGGTGCTATGGCTGGTAAATCAATTGGTGGTGAAGCAGGTGGTATTCTTGGTGGTATTTTATCTATTACACAATGGAATAGATTGATGAACAGCCAATATTTTAAAGATGCTATGGTTCATGCTTATAAAAATAAAGGTGGAACATTAGAAACATCGACTAGGAACTGGCTAAGAACACAGTATGGTACTGGTAATGGCAAAAAAGGTCTATCAATTCCACAAATTAATGCCATACAAGACACTATGTGGGGCTTTATGTTTGCTGGATATGCTTTAAAAGGTGAAGATGTATTAGCTGAAAGGACAGGTAATAAAGCTAGAGATATGTATGGTGATGCAAGAGTTATGTTTGGATTATAAGGAAATATTATGGCAATGGATAAATATCAAAAAATGATGTCAAGATACTTAAAAGAAATGGATCCAGATGTTTTTGAAGAAACAGATGACCCAGATGTTTTTAAAGCAGTTTTGTCAGATTTTAAAATACAAGGTTTCCAAAGGTACCTGGATAGAATGAAAGAGCAAGATAAAAAGAAAGGTATGTTGACTAAGAAAGGCTCGCCTGGCGAGCTAGATTCATCTGATCAAAAACTTATTGCTTTAGCAAAAAAACAAACTAAGAAAGTTCCAGAAGGCTCACATGTTATGCCAGATGGTTCGATTATGAAAGATGAAGACCATAAAGAAGAAGTAAGTAAAGATGTAGCTAAAGATCTTGCTAATGAAGGCAGAGGTCTTAAAGGTTACAAGACCCCCAAAACACAAGAAAAAAGAGGATACAAGCAAGATGAAGGGGGTAATTGGAGTGTTAATGAGAAAGACAAGCATTGGCAAACTAAGAAAGGATATGATGAAGCTATTAAGTTATATGGAACTAAACCTGCCTGGGTGAAACAACCAAGTCTAGTCTACAATCCAAAGACTAAAGAATACGATCCAATTAAAAAAGAAGAATATGTTGATTTAAAACCAACTAAAAGAATTAGTTTATGAGTAATTTTATAGAAAAATTGTTAGATTCACATCCTTTAAGCAAGGCAGAAAGAATGCTAACTGGCAATCCTATTACTACAAATTATGTAGAATCTGTATTGACTGGTGATGCTAATATATCGTTAAATGAATTTTCACCTGCGGCTCAATCTTTATTAACAACTATAGTAAATGAAGAAGCTAAAAAAGGCAATTATAGTATTGGGCCACAACACATAAAAAAATATTTACCCCCAAACTCTAATACAAATATAAGTTCTTTTAAAGCTATAACTAATCCCTCACCTTATGATGAGATTTGGTTTACTTTAGGTAAATTTGATACAATAGCTGCACCACAACACAACGAATTTTATATAGAAGATACATATGACACTTCGCCTGGATACAACAATATGATGCTTAGAGGCTTGTCTGCTATTGATAGGTTTGCACAAAAATACGAGCATGGCAATAAGCCAAAGAAAGAGTTTCGTATGAGTATTCCAATGTTATCGCCTTAACTAACTGGCTTTTGTAGTTGTTGGGCCATCTGGACAGTCAGTTCACCATTAATCGCAAAGATCTTAATCATAGCTGATCTAGATATACCAAGCTTATCTGCTTTAGCATCAATTAAAGCTAAATCCTTAGAGTTAACTTTTATATTTATTTGGTGTATCACATTTCCCTTTGCCATATTGATTTCCTATAATTTGTAATACACTTATTATACATTGATTCAAATATTACAACTTACAAACACCATCTTCGCAGTCATCTTCTGATGGGGCAGATATAATATATTCGTTATCATTTAGTACAGGTTTAATTTTTACAGGATCCGATAAATTACCAACAGTAAATTGTTGTAAGAGATTTTCATATGTTCTTAAACTACATCTTTTAACATACCTATCATAAGCCTCTTCAAATTTATGGCCCAATACTCTTGCTCTTGTTCCATAATCTTTAGCAAGTTCTACTATTAATTCATCTCTGGTAAGTGTTTCCATTTTTCTCCTGTAGGTATCATTTCTATTTTAATATTTGGAGTATCACTCCATCTCTTGACAGTCATTATCTTAACAACTTGGCGATCATCTAAGTATAAGACACCATTCAGAGAGTCTAATATAGCTTTCTGATAATTGTCTAGGTCTACATTGTTATCGCAATACTGACCATTTTGTTCCAGTTTTTTCTTCTTGGGCCAAGCAGTAGGCATTTTAATATTAAATACCATACCCATAGCAACCAAGTTTTCAGTAGGAGTAACATCCAACTCACTTGTTAGTGCTAACATATCTTTTTTAAATTGAGTGTACTTCTTTGGGTAGTATGTAGACCATCTGGAAACTCTTGGTCTGGCGGCAGGAACTGGATTTAAGTTAAACTTTAAAGCAATCCTCTTATATTGTTTCCCCATACTCTTCGCCTCTTAGGACATCTAGATCTCTTACAACTAAAGCCAGTAATATTCTTATTTCAACATCCCTGGGTGTGTCCTCTTCTCTTGCTAGTTCTAAAGCATCTTTTGTATTATCAGTTATTTCATCTAATATTTGATATCGTTTAGCTTTTGTACTATACCTTGGCATTACTGTTTAATTCATCTTGAGCCAACAGTTTGTCGATCTCAATCTCGATGTTCTCTATTGCTTTTCGGAGATCATGGATTCGCCCCTCACCTTTATGTTTCCATCTATACCTAACAAGATACTTGACTGAATTACCTATTGCCCAAGTCATATCTTGGTCAACAATAAATGTCTTAGCCTCTATCTTACCTTGGGTATAGTGTGAGGGGTTTTTGATATTGTCGTGTACTGTATTAGCCACCGACCCATCCAAAGAACAAAGCGACCACACAAATTCCTAAAAAAACTGTCAAAGATCTGTTTTTCAAGATTGTGTTTACAACTTCCATTACCTTTTCCATACTTCTCTCCCCTAGTTATAACAAGTTAGGGTACTCTTCAGTTGGAAGCTACTAAATGTAATGCTAAAAGAATGCATTATTGAATACCCTAATTTCTTACTACTGCTCGATGTATATAGGTTTGTCACCTAACCAACCAGTACATTCATTGACCTCTATAGGATGACATTGTAATTGTTCTGATGTCGTATTACAGGCAGTCAATAACCCAATTATAAACAATATAGATATAATTTTTAAACTAGATTTCATCGAATTCTTATCCATTATTTGTAAACTCCCCATGTAATTTTTCTCTCAGCTTACATACAGCTATTTGAGCTTTTTCCAGATCATTAAAATAACCTGCACTATATTCTTTCCTATGTAATTTAACTCTACCTCGCCATTGTTTTGTTGGCTTATGCCAAGTCACACCTTTAACTCCAGATGTGCTTCGAGAAGACAATCTTGTGTTATGACAATTTTGTGATTGAGTAGCCTCTCTAAGGTTTTGAATACGATTATTTAATTTGTTTCCATCTATATGATCTAATGTCTTAGGTAGGCTCCCATACACAAAAAGCCATATTAATCTATGTTCTCTGTATTGACGATAATCTACTTTGATAACCTTATATCCAGAAGATTTATGAAGACTAGCACCTGTTCCAACAACCACCCCTGGCCTATTTGTTTTCCAAAATAAACCTTCACTAGTTAATGTAAATAATTCTTTTAATCTTTCTTGTGTCACATGTTTAATTTTACTTGTCATATATATTTAACTCCTCATCTTGAAATTTAGAATATTGACCTAAGAATTGAGTCTTAACAAAACCTATTTGACCCATTCTGTTTTTAGATATTATTAACTCAGCTAAACCTTTATCCTCTGTATCCTCTGGATTATAATAATCATCTCTATAAACCATCATAATTGTATCAGCATCTTGCTCAATCTCACCAGAAGATCTTAGATCACTCATAAACGGTCTTTTATTTTCTCTTTGCTCAACACTTCTATTTAATTGTGAAAGCAATATTACAGGTACTTGTAGTTCTTTAGACAAATACTTTAACTCTCTACTAATACTACCCAACTCAGAAACCTCTCTCTGTTTATCATATTTAATAATTTGTAGATAATCAATAACTATCATATCTAACTTGTTTTGACTGTCTATTTGTCTTGCTCTAGATGTAATGTCGTATATTGACATACCAAACTTGTCAACAATAGTCATATTCTGGTGTCCAATCTTATTCATTTCTTTATAAAAATTTTCAGATTCAGCATCATTCATATTCTGATTAGTGATCTTTGAAAGATGTACATTAGAATGTGATGAAGCTAATTTAAGCATTAATTGGACTTGACTCATCTCTAATGAAAAGAACAAAACATTATTAGACCTAGAAACATGATCCGCTATGTTTAAAGCTAAAGTAGATTTACCCATACTAGGCCGACCTGCAATTACATTAAGTGTTTCTGGACGAAAGCCAGACAATAAAGCATCTAATGATTTAAGTCCACTAGACAGTCCTACTTGATTAGTTGTTAAGCTTTGCATGTAATCTACAGTTTTTCCTACAATAGATTTAACATGACTCTCATCTTTATCTTCTAATTCTAACTCGTAATTTTGTATTTGAGATACTGTGTCTTGATAGTTCTCATATTTAATATCTTTTTTAAGAGCTTCTATTGCATTGTTAATACGACACTCTCTAATATGTTTAGCATAACTTTCAATATTATTAACACCTGTAGAGTTTTCTAACAACAATGCTAAAAATTGAAAATCAACCATCCAGGACCTATCTTTAGGTTGATGATCATTACTTATAAAATCTCTGACTGTAACAACATCTATTGGTATGTCATCTCGATACATGTTATTGATGCATCTAAAAGTGTAACCTAGCTTTTCATCGCTAAAATCTTCTTGCGTTAATCTAGTAGCCGCCACCCTATGAACACAAGGCTCTAATAGTAGGCCACCTACGACTGCTCTCTCTGAGTCTAATGAATTGTATTGCATGATTTTCCTCATTTAGGGGTATAGCGAGGTCTGGCTATACCCATTAAAGTTGCTAGAATCGAATATTTCGAGTCCATTTTTTTTGAAAATGACTTAAACAAGCCATCCTTTGCGTAAAGCCTCAAGCCATTGCACTATATAGACTAAACAACTGGCTGATACTATTGCTGATAAAAACGATAAATAAATTAAAACTTTTTTTATGTATCGCTTAATTGATCTTTGTGTTTTAGCAGTTTGTTCTTTCATATCTTCACACCTCCTTTGATGCATTTGAAATTTTGTACCAAAATATTGAACTGACATATAGCCTCCTAATATAAATGGTTTTCTATTTGGGCATATAGATACTCACCATCATCATTTAATTCTTCGTATTCTTCATCAGTAAGATCTGTACCATCATGCCAAACTGCTTCAATTATAAAACTGTCGCAGAAATCTGGATAATCACTTGTATTAATGTCAATGTCTAATACATCAACAAGACTTGTGTTAATTCTTTTAACTAAAGTTTTGTGTCCTTTACGACCTTCCCAGACCCATTTATATTTTTGCTTGTCTGTAAGACCTATTGTCCAATCTTCTTTTTTTATATCTTTGCCACAATCAACACATTTAATAGCACTCCAAGAAAAATGAAAAACTCGTATTGGGGCATTACATGTACAAACAATACGCTTTCCATCATGACTTGCTCTTGTATATCTATTTACTTTTTTTATTTCAAACTTATTCATAATTTTTCCTCCAATCAAATTCTGTTCCATAAGGGCTTGGTTTTTTTTTCTTGATGTCAAACATTTCCCATTGCCTCTGATTAATAAATGTCTGGAAATGAGGTATGAATTTTTGATCACCCCAATCCAGATACAACCTATTTAATATTTTTAAGACATTTCTCCAATCATGATGTTTCTTGGTGAAGTTTTCCATCTCTGTCATCAAACCACGCTTCTTGCCTTTGTAGTTATCTCTAAATATATCAAACTCAATCAACTCCTCATCAGTTGGTGGTTTAGTTTTTTTGTCCACTTGATATGGTTTATTACAATGTGGGCATATTACTTCCATAATATTCTCCTATTTAAGCATTAATTTAGTTAAAGGGTCTGTGTACCATTGGTGACTATCGATCATCTCTTTAGGCACTTTAAATCTAGGCTCAAGAGGTTTGCGATCTCTAGGTTCCCGATAAATTTTTTTCGGATCCGTATATTTTTTAAGCCTTGCTCTGGCACAACTATTAGTACATTCAATGTGTTCAGATACCATTCTTGCCGTTACCTTACTACCATCGTCCAATGTAAACAACTGTACAAGCTTGTATTCCCATTGTCGCAATGGATTTTGAATGTGTTCAACCCCATCAATTAATATGATGGGGGTTTTTGGATCAATGGTTAACATTAAAACGGCACATCATCATCGCCAACATCACCTAGTGGACTCTGGCTCTGTTCACTTGGTTTAGGTATGTTAGGCATACTTGATGGTCGTTGTATTTGAAACCTTAATACAGGTGCTTTGGTGTTATCAGTCTTATTTCTCCAAGCAGAGATCTGAAAGTCTTCACCCTCTACATTTAATTGACCCTTGTATTGAGGTGCATTGGGATTGCTATTATCATTTTTCCAAATAGCACCCTTGTTAGTGTTGTCATAATTTTCACTCATGTCGTTTCCTTAGTTAATTAGAGGGTCACTTATGGTAGACCCAAGCACCAGACTTATTCTTAACCTAACGACTAAATACCAAAAAGCATAAGGAGGTAATGCTTTAACGAGGGATGGTAAGTAACCGATTGACATTGGAAAGTCAGCCCCAATCAATTCTTAAAAATCATCATCTGGTTTAGATGTATAGTTTTCTTCTAGATCAGTCAATTGATCTTCAGTCAACAACTCATCCCCTCTGGTGTAAAACTCATCACCAAACTCATTCATTGCTACATTAATAACTGCTACCCAAGGTGAATTAGGATTCTCAGCCTCTCGATCTTGCATGTCAGTCATGATTTGTTTGGCTCTGTCTAAACTACAATTCTTGCTTTTAAGTTCTTTAATCAGCCTATCAACTTCTATTGCCGTTTGTTGGCTTCTAGTAGGTGCTTTAAAGTCTTCTGACTCATCCTCACCCATATGACCCATTTCGTACAATCCAGCCAGTTTAAGTACGGCTCTGGACATTGCTCTCTTTTCAGCAATTTCCATTACATACCAAGATATGGTGTTTCCATCACCACCTTTACCTCGCTTACATGATCCGAAAGTTTCTATAGAAGAATCATTCATAGTTGCGAAAGCTTTAACACAAGAAAAATCTGGCTCACATTTGATCACTTCATATTGGACTTTAATGTTAGCACCTCTCTGTACTTTCTCAATACCACTACGAGTTAAGATAGTGTAGTGTTGATGTTTAAATGTATCTTCTTTTTCTAGTCCGAACTTTTTATAGAGTGTGTTCAACCTCTCTCTGTTTGTAGCCATAGCCACTCCTCTGATAGTTAAGCCCCTATTTACCAAATTGACCAATAAACTCCCAAAGAAGTTGATAAAAGGATTCGGGGTATTTATCCTTAAATCTGATCTTGTCTTCCTTACTTAGGACAGACCCATCTTTATATTTACCACCACGAACTGTAGCAGTATCTAAGTCTGGGTACTCACCAAGCTTGTAATAAAAAGTTAGTGATTCAAGATCTATTTGATCAATAAGATTATTCATTACGAATGACATCCAAAAATACTCCTAAATGAGTAGTTTATTTTTTCAGTATTCATTTGTTCGCCTAGTTCAACAATATTCTTACAATCGTCAATTAGACCTGTTGATGGTAATTCATCTGGTGTAGGATTATTGTGTTCATCATCCAACAAACCATCTTCTTGCATTTCAATATGCAAATCGCTCATTCTACCCATTGTAACCTCCGCTTTTTTGTTGTCTTTCTAAATCCCATTGATTGCATGTAACAATTGCATTTTCAACGGCTTCAACTACATCATCTGAGAAATCCCAGACATCGCCAGACATCTCAAATTCTTGATACCTTTGTTTTGATTCGACTATGAAGTCTTCTAATGATTCAATAGTTTGTCTTTCATGTGGTTTATACAATGAAAGATCTTGTGCAAGATAAAGTTCAAACATCGAATAGACTTGCTCATTTTTATCGTCTTGATCGTAACGAGCATTTAATAATGATTGATTGTAATCCATAATTTTTTTCCTCTGGTTGGTTAATATTATACGCTTTTGGTACTAAACATTAGAACTAAAAGCATTGCTAAGTATATGTTGTATAACGGAAACTGTAAAAGAATTTCCTAAAGCTTTGTACCTTTGAGT